AATCCGTCTGGAGAAAACAAATAAGAGACATTGTCTACATTATCTGTCAAACTAACTGTGTAAGTACTTACTACTGATTTTGCTTGACCTGTGACTCTAACTGTTTTAGGTCCGGTAGGCATCCAATAGTATTCTCTAAAGTTTACAAACTTATCCCAATCAATGTTTGGATTCCATGCATAGGAATCTTGACTGTTAAGTCTGCTATGATTATCGGTATTGCTTCCAAAGATTTTTAATTGGTTAACATAATCATTATAGTCTTTGTAAAACTCAACATTGTCTAATTTGTCTTTTATAACAACAGCTGGTTCTAGCTGATAGCTTTCTCGAGACTTTGATACATCACCGATATAATTGTCGCTGGCTAAAAATGCTTTAGCATTTTTTCTACCAAAATAACCGCTGATTTTTTCAGCCACACCTGGTTGAACCAACTGATCTAGTGTAGCCTGTAAAAACTTTTTATTTGCTTCTGTTCTAAAATATCTTGGCAGTAGATCTGAAACAGTTCTAGTGTTATTGCCAGGTATTGGCAGAGCATTTTCGGTTTGATTATTATTAGCCATTATTAGTACGAACCTCGTTAAGCACTTTGTATACCTTTATTAGGACTTGAAATATTTGTTACAACATTACCTAATGCTTTTAAATTTGTTGCAGTAATTTCATCAATAATTTCTACATCTGCTACTGTAGCAGCTGATATAAAAATTTCATCGCTTTCTGATTTTATTTCAAACAAGCTACCGAATCCCTGTCCTGATTGTTTAGGAACCATAACAATAGAAACTAGTTCAGGAGATAAGCTGTTCATCACATATGCACTTAGCTCTGAGAAGTAGAAAGTATCTCCAAAATTCCAATACTCTATGCTAAAGAATCGATTAATTGCTTCGATAACTTTTGACTTTATTTCATTGTTATTAACAGTTAGTCCTGGATTTTTAACAATTTTAAATGTTACTTGTAGATCTTCTCTTGCTTTGCTTCCAAACAATACTTTGTATTTTACTGGATGATAAACAACTTCGTCGCTTATAGATTTAATCTTGTTTATTTCAGCACCGTAGCTTCTGAACAATATGTCGCTGCTTGGTGGTAGTGGTTTAGTAGCAGTATCGCTGCTTAGCCATTTTCTAAATTCTGTATCGTATCCCTTGGTTAATAGATAGGTATCTATGATATTTGTTGAGCTAGGATCAATCCTATAGTTTGAATCTGCAACATGCACATAGTGGAATTTTAGACCACTTCTTCCTACAAATGCTTTGTAGTCTACTGTAACAGTAGTATTATTATTAGCAACATTCAATACTTTGAATAAACCTTCTTCTATTAAGTAAAAAATTTGTCCTTCAGTATAACTGCTAGGTGAACCTATTGCAGCTTCATTACTTCTTACAAGTATTGTTCCGTTTGAATTATCAAAATATTTAAAGTCTTCTACACCGTCAGTTGTTATGTATTTCTTTTGAAATACATATTTAGATGCTGTGTTTACACCTTCATTAACAATCTGTTCAAACAGATCGGGATCATCGGACACACCGTCGTCATCGCTATCAAAAAATTCAATTTGAATTTTTCTAGAATCAACATAACCATCTTTGTCTCTATAAGCGTCAGAAATTGTCCATAGGTAATCCTGAGTAAATGGAACAAGACTGTCAGGCTTTCTATTGATATTTAGAACTGAAATCTTATCCTTTATAAGCTGACCTGATTTTGGATCGTAAATTTTATCCGCGCTGTCAAAAAAGAATCTTATTTCGTTAGCACTTTCAAACACATATCTTAAATTTCTATAAGTTATAGTGTATGACTGCCCGTCTGTTTTAAAATTTAATATCCAGCTAGAATCAAGATTCTGGCCGCTGGTATCACCAGCTTTACCAGTACTCCATGCGTTAGTGGTATTAACGTTATCTGCTGTAATAATCTTCCACTGACGTGCTTCCTGATCGTATCTTAAGGCAAAATCTCTGTATGCAAAAATTCTATCAATGATTTGTGTCTTAACATCAGATATGAGAATTCTTGAAAGTTTTGGAATAATCTGTGTCAGGACTGCTCCTTCAGGAATAACATCATTTAATACAATAGATCCTGAACCTAAAGAATCAATCTGTGTCCCGTTACCATAAACACTTACTACTTTGGCCCACTTGTATGAAGATGATCCTAAATGGTCTGGATCACCTAACATTAGAGTTCCGTCAGACATAAAATGATAGCCCGATGGTGCAGTAAATTTAAGCATAGCGCCTGCTTCAACTAAACGTAAACTGTTGGCTGTAAAAGTTCCTACTTTCTGTCTAGCTAGGTCGCTATCGATAAAGAAACCAGAACATCTGTTTGTAGATTTTGTAATCTGAGACCAAGATGCTCCTAGATCAGATACGATAATTTTACCATATTTTGCTAGATAAAAATTATTTGTATTTGTGCTTGCAAGAATAGGTTCTATAGTATTATAGATAATACCTTCGATATCTGACTGTGTCGTGAAAGAAAATTTAGTTCTAAGTTGATATTCGTTCTTGTATAATATACCATCATCCGCAAACAGGCTAGTATTTGAATACTTGCCGCTGGCATCTTTTAGATCGTAATAGCGACTAATACCGCTGGCTATACGATTAACTGATTTTGTTTTAATAATATCCTGGCTTACACCAAGCGGACCAATGTTATAGTCTTCTGCGGTAATTAAACGATTCTGTGTATAATATGTTGCCGGAGCATTGGCTTTAATTTCTTCGTTAGTTTCTGATACTGTACCGTTGGCTACAGAATACTTTAAACTTAAAGTAATAGTTAAAGTTTCCTGTGTATTATTTTTACTAATATAAGGTACTTCAATAGTTATATTAGTCATTGCTCCTGGATTAATTACAGAATTTCTATTTTCACTTATTCTGTAATAAACTTTAAAATTGCCCGAAGGTAAATTACCAAAAACACCGTCACTGAATACTACGTTAATTCTATCATTAATTCTCGATTGTACAGCATACACATTGCGTATTCCGCGGAATAGGCTGTTATAGATAATATTGTTACCTTCAACTGCTTCTAGTTTTGTCCATAGTTCTGTTTCAACACCATTAGCATCTGTGCTGTAGAGCCAAACGTCTGTATTGTTGATATTAGTAGAATCTACAGAAACTATTTGATTTGGAGTTGGGTTGGTTATAGAAAATGGACCGTTGTCTAAACGGCCTTGGCGAAAGTGCATAAAGAAGCCTGTATTTGAACTTCCAGACCCTTGGCCGTCATCTCTATAAAGAAATGCAAGGCTGTTGCCAGGCAACGGTGGTTCTTCTACAATAGATCCATTAAAAATATCGCTACTTACTATTTCAAATCTAGTAGAAATACCTTCAATATTTTTAGTAAAGGGATACACAGGTATGTCTGTATTTGCACCGTTTACGCGATATTGCTGTGTAAGAACTCCTGCAATGTTTTCGCTTTTTACAGGGCGTCCGTAATTACCATTTACTGGCAGGGCTGCATTTATTATCTTGATAAACTGTTCAAAATAGTTAGAGTTTCCTCTGTCATTCCAACGCACAACCACACCAGCTAGATTTAATCCAGTACTGTCAAATACAGATTCTGTAGTTTTAACTGTTTCAAATTTTAATAGACCATTAGCTGCTTGATTTCGTGTAGCATTATAAGAAATAAGATTAGCTAGTCTAATGACACTTTCTCTGCGTTCAGCAGTTTCTAAAAAGTTTTCTCGTGCATTTAGATCTATACGGAAACTGAGATTCTGACCTAAAAATGCGATAAGATCGATGAGCGCAAGGTATTCACTAGATTCAATGTAATCATTAAAATCTTCTGGGTAATTTTGACGCAGATAGTTAATCATCGTACGACGCAGATTGTCAAAATCATAACTTTGAAAATCTGCGTTACGAAACGACTGGTAAATTGTTTTCCAGTCCTCAGTTGCTAAAAGTCTTGATTGTCTGTCAGTTGATGACATACCAGTTTCCTCATCTATATTAGATATTTATCAGTAGCAATAATGTGCTAACTTAATTATCCAATATTTGCGGCTTGGTCAAATTTAAATTGAAGCTGTTCAGAAATATTATAAGGAAGGTATGACAGCGTACAACTAACAGTTATACCAGATTCGTATGTGTCAACAAACACTTCTTCTGCTTGAACACGAGGATCATAGTTAATAATCTCTGTTACATTTTGTATTATTGCTTCTTTTACTTTAGCAGTAAAAGGCTCATACAGCATGTCCCATATGATAGTTCCAAAACTAGGATCAGACAATTTTTCACCCTGTCTTATATGGAAATGATTAATAATATCTTGCTTAATGAGCTCAAAATCATATAGGGCATAACCTTCGGTGTTTTCGTTTACTGTTGAAAACCCTCTATAGGCACGCCCTATTTGACCTCGCTGTGGTCCAGAAGTTACTGTAACTCGCTTGTAAAGATTTTTTTCTAGTGTGCTCATACAGTATTTACCTTACTCTTTTGACGGTTGAGGTCTATCAGCATTTGTAGGATTTCCTGATGCAGGAACGTTACCCGGTAGTGCTGACGACGATGGTATTTTACCATCATTCTTTACCGGCCATCTGCCGCCTTCGTGTTTTGCTGCGCTAAAGTGCATAGCATCGTCAAGTGATCGCCAATCGCCTCCCCATCCAAGACCCCATTTTTTACAAAGATCTCTAACCTTTTGAACTGGCATATCTGTTAGAGGAGCATTAGGTGGACGTGGGCTATACATACCGTTAGGTGCTTGGTTTCTTACCTGTGGCGGCCAGTTAATATCAATAGCTGCACCGCTAGCGTGAATACTCCATACATTTGGATTACCGTTAATTTGTCGTTTACTGTAACCGCCAAGCAATTTAATTTGATACCCTGCACCTTCTAGATCATCAATAAATCCTTGGAAGTATTCATGGAAGCATTCTGCAACCTGTGCTGTTTTTCCACCCTTAGACTTAATCGCTTTTAATTTTCCTTCGCCATTATAAGATACAGATCCGCTTTCTTCTCCACTGGCTCCTGGTCTACTATAGCCTTGGCCTGCGCCACCACCTCTTGCACCTCCAGGTGCTCCTGCTGTATTGTTAGTAGAACCGTGGAATACACTGTCACCACTGTTACTAAATTCGTCTTTGTTCGCAGGACCAATAGCTTGAACAAAAGTGCTAGTTGCTGCACCGTCTCTATTTTTACGGAACGTATCAACTGTTAGAACACGATCTGATAACGGTAATTCGCCCGGAGCATCTCTATCAGTTTGATCAGGTACGTATGCTTTTGGATTGTAATTTTCATGCTGCACCCACGGTTCGTGTTGTGGTGCTCTTGTCAGAATACTTTCATAAGATACCGCCTGCTGCGCACCTGGCGGAATATAAGGTAAAATAATCTGTGTAAGTTTTGTAACTGCTTCTGCTATTTCTGGATCAGTAGGAGGTGTAGCAGGATCGGCTCCTGGACCTGCTGATGACTGACCGCTGTTTAGGTGTATGGCTGCTGCATCTGCTGCTACTAGTGTTCCGCCTAGCATATTAATTCCAGAAGCTGCAACCTCATGTATGCTTGAACCAGCCGTACTGCTGATTTTACCGGATGTAGTTAATTTGTAATCGCCTCCAACTAGAATATTTGTAGTGGCGTTCTTAATAAAATGTGTTGCTCCAGCTGTATCGTTAATGTTACTTCCTGCTTCTCTATACCAGCTGTGACCGGCTTTTTCGTGAAAGTTTTGCGAAGTATTCAAATACATGTTGGTTTCGCTTTTTAGATTAAAGTCAGATTTTGTTAAAATCTTCATAGAGTTATCAACTACAATATGATGATTTTGATGCACAGTGGTTTTTAAATCCTTACCAACTTCGAAATTCATATTGTATTTGGATTCTATTTGAACTCTACCACACTCTAATCCGTTGTCTGATTCTTTGCCGTCAGAATAACGAGCCTGTGCTCGCATATTGATATTTCTACCGGCATCAATATTGAAATCTCTTTCAGCTGTAAAGTTTATATCATTATTTGAAAATACACTAACACTGTCATAGGCATAGATATCAATTTTACCATCACTGGTTAATTCTATCCACGCTGTTCCTCTACTGTTAGCAATATAAATTAAATCTTCAGAATTGTGCATCAATATTTGATGACCAGTTCTAGTTCTAAATCTTAAAAGCTCGTTTTGAGGAATAGTTTCGTCGCCACCGGTCTCGCCTGCTTCTCTATTGATATAGATAGGAGGACCATCCGCTGCATGTGTGGCTCTAATAAACTTGTCATCACCATCATCCATTACAAATGACGATCCGCCCAGCCTATTAAATGGCATATCTACAGATTCACCATCTGGACCGTATTTTGCTGTAGGAGCTTTATTTCTCTTGTCTAAAGGTCCTGGTGTTGAAATACCAAACACCATCGACGGTGCTTCGCGCCTTGCGCTAGAAGTCGTTGTTCCTCTATTTTCATCATTTATAAGGCCCTGTACTTCTAATACTTCTGTAAAATCTTTGTTGTAAGGTTTTTCAAATAGCGTTGGATCTACTTTAGCACCCTGTTCTACAATTTTATTGTATTCACCAACGGGTAATTTTACACCTTTTAAGTTTTGCGGAGTGCCTGCTGTGGTTAGTGTTGTAGCTGCTTGGCCAGCACCAGGTATCATAAAATTCATTCCCTGCGCAGGGATGCATCCTATCCAATATCCGTATGCTG